CGCTTTTGTTGCAACACCGTAGACTAGTCAATGCTAAAGCTACCTCGGTAACTATAGACTTGACCAGTCCATGGTTGATCGCGGCCGAAGCGGCACTTGGGAAGCGACCCCCCACGTCGAAAGACGGGGCGGTCGCTAAGTGCTCACCTCGTACACTGGTTTGCCAGTGTGCGATCTTAGGTATTCCTGTTCCACTTGAACCTATCCGTGGAATCCTCTTTGCCACATGGAAGGCGGTTATTGCCGCCCCCTGTGCCGATGCCAAGTTGTTTCACCGTTGGGGATCTAAGTTCGAGAATTATTCTCGCCTAGGTCTACAACGGTTTGCAACTTGGTTTGTTCGGACGGCTGCCTACTCTGGTCATCACCACCTCCTCTTGTTTATCAAGAGGTCGGCTGATGAGGCCAGGTACGCAGCCATTGGCTGGGAGGCTGGACATTCATCTACCGCTTATGGTACTGGGAGGGTTTCGGGACACATCCGGTTTATCCGGAGGTGTTTCCCATACCTTTCCAATAACCGCGAGATGCATATCCAGTTTTCCTACGTCTCCCGTGCGTTGCCCGTCGGCGGTGCTAAGGTCATTGCAAAGAGTCTTTCGACCCATTACAAAGTCCTTTCGACACCGTCGACGACTAACGCCGAAGTACTGAAACGCGCCTATACATATGGTTACGAGTTCGCCAAATTGCGGACAGTCCCATTCCAAGTTATGCTTGGGATTGGACCTTCCGCGTGTGTCGAGCTCGGCCGGAGTAAAGGTGGGGCCCGCGAGGCGGCTAGGAGGATCTGTGTTAACAGATTCTCCCAATCGCCAAACTGGCCTAAATTGGGGGGCTTCATGAACGAATCTGAAGTCCTCCTTACTCGTTTCAATTCCTTCGTCGACAATAGTATCGACCTCTTTGCGGCGGACTTTTTAGAGAACCGCCACGGCGACATTAAGGTTTCTTCCATACCCGAAAGGGGGTGGAAGGCCCGTATTGTCTCCGTTCCTCCACTGGCGGCAGCTGTGGTTGGTGGCGTCTTACAACGCCACCTCCTCACAGCCGTCCGACGGGAACCCCGTTGTAAGGAGTTCCTGATGGGGAGGCGCAAAGAGGCCATCGAAAAGGCCCTCGAGAAGAGTAATCAATACTCTTCCCCGAGGGTCCTTTCGGCTGACTTAACAGCGGCGTCCGACCGGATCCCTTTGGACCTGGCCAGCGCCGTTGTTGAGGGTATAATTGCCGGATGGGAGACACTCCCACCACTCTGGGCTGACATCCTAAGGGCCTTGACTGGCCCTCAGAATTTAGTCTACCCAGATGGTGTACGCCTCGCGACCTCTCGAGGTCTCCTCATGGGGTTAGGGCCTACTTGGCCGCTGCTTTCTGTGATCCATTTATTTTGGGTCGACAGGGCAGCTTCCTTGTGCACTTTCCCCGGAGCGAGATATCAAGCTAGGAGGTGCACCGCCTTGGCAGGCGATGACCTACTAGGTAACTGGGATGAAGAGTTAGTGCTTTCCTATGAAGATACTGTCCACCAGTGTGGTGGCCAATTCTCTAAAGGTAAACACTACCTCTCTCGTGACGCTGGTGTATTCACCGAAATTATTTTCCGTAAATACATCAAGTCCGTTAGTCATTCCCGTTACGGTTGGGAGGCTGGAGCGGATTGGTTCAATGTGGTCCCCCTCAAGGGCCTGTTTGTTGAACAAGCAGGCCTTGCCTTCGAATCTGCTTATCTAACCTACTCAGCAGGCATCAAGGCCAGGAGGGTGCTACGCACCTTCCGACCAGGTGCCTGGCAAGCCCCTCGAGGGACGCCGGTGATGATGCCGTCGGTCCTCGGTGGACTTGGGTTACCCCCCAAAAGGGGTAACCTGAATAGGGTAGAAGCCGGACTTCGCCACCGGTTATCGGTGGGAAAGTACCTTTATGGCACTTCCCCTACGGTCTTTATGGACCCACCTCCCTCGATGTCTTCATCGAGTGACGCGGTTGCCATTAAGGCGTTCCGATTTTCCCGTGTGGTTGGTCTGACTGAGATCGAGTTCGGCCTTCTCATTCCATTCAAGACTGTGGACGAGCTCAAGGCCCCGTGTCGTGTAAACGACGATGGGGAACTTGAGATGTCCTTCCAGTCTTGGATGTCTAATGAGACAGGCCTGTTCACTCAATCTCTCACATTTTCGGAGGCACCACTTGCTCCGTCTTCTTCTCGGATCACTACTGGTAGGTTGTACCAGGGTGAACTTCGTCGATGGTGGAGCAGGTGCTTGAAGGGGGGAATACCTAAGGACCTAGCGATTAGGAACACTACTTCTCGTAATGCCCTTCTTCGCCGGGTCCGGTACCTACGTCGGTACTGGTCAGTAAAGACCAGCGTGATGGCCGAGTTTTATCTCGGCCTTACCAACGTACTGCCGGGTGAGCCCACCGTTAGTGATAACCATTAACACCAAC